AGATATGCAGTTTCAGATTTATGATGAACATCTGAACTTCATACGAGAAGAAGTTATTACGGTACCGACAGCTAACCTAAATTTCCCTAGTAGCCCTGCTGGCAGTAGAGGAGACGTATTTTTTCCTGAGATAACATACGTGGACGACGGTGTTGATAAAAAAATATATGTACAAGGCAGTCCACAGTTTGGTAATGTTGTTTATGAGTCTTTCATTTGGAGATTCACATACGACCACACCGGCATTTCTTTGGACCCAATCTTTTGGTACTATGACAGAACTCTCGGCGTGGGAGTTACCTCTGTTGACCCAGATGATCTTACAGAAATCAATGGGACCTTGTATGGATTTCGTAAGGGGCTAGGTGCAGGTACTAGTGGTCAAATTGACACCATATCACTAGCGGCCAGTTGTGCTAGCCAGCCATGTCTAGCGTCGTACTCTGCTGGATCTAGTTATAGTACAGAAAAGCCAATTCGTGATTTGCCGCCTGATCCACATGGTCTTGGTTACTATCAAAAAGCCAAACTGATAGACCTCAAAGAAGTGCCCGCTACTGCTGAACATGTCACTCCCGGTCTTTATGCGTTAATGATTGCTGCGGATCCCAAGTCTCTTGGATTTACCAACTGGCATCACAAACGTCTATACTTGTTTCGTATTGAAGAACGTTCTGATTTTTTCGAGATTGTTCACTACACGGACCTTGGTCCTCTACAACGGGGATCCCAGACGAACCCGGCGTTTAAGATCGTCTACACTCCAATCAATTAGTGTATTTTATAGCAAGCATTGGTACATACCATAGCTAAGTCTTGGGGTCGTGTTCCGTTTAAAGGATAACTGCTTCTTGAAAAGGAACAAGAACAATGGTATCAGGAATTAGATTTTTCGGTGGATCCGGAACAATGGGTCAGTTGACCACGGGGCGTCTCACGCCAGCGGCATACTACGCTTCGGCGGATACGTTGCCGGTTGATCGTGCTCGTCCCAACTTGGAGATTTTCCAAATGGAAGCGGGGGCAGATGGTAGCCCTAACCGCTTGGGCTTCTTCGGTGCTAACGGTGCTCCAAACAGTGCTGTTATTGTTGGACAATATCAGGATTCGACATTTAGGACTGATGCTCTAGGTGCTGACCTTGGGCGAATGATCAATGCAAAATTCACTGGTGCTAGCCTGGTAGAACACTCAGGAGTTGCATACACGGCTGGAACATTTGTAGATATTCCGTCTGAGTCTGGTACTCTCCTGTGTCGCTTCGCGGAGCCCAATGGAACGGCAGTCATCACACAAACGGCAACGTTCCGTGCTGTAAACTTTACTGCTGCGTCTGGCGTACCGGATATCTCTGATCTGGCCACTGGAATCACGATCCAAGCTGCTCAGTTAGCAGATACCGATGGTTATGCTGGTGCTACTGCATGGTCTGAGATTTCTAGCGGTGGTGCCGTATTGAGTCTTCAAGATCAGAGTGCCCAAGCAAACGTACACGATTTCCACCTGATGCTGAGTGGTACACCCACCTCTGCTGGTCGAAAGACCGACTTCGGATACTTTATCCAGCTTGAATTCCTGTAAGAGTTATTTAGTTCATAAGAGAGCCTACAAGTTGTAACTTGTGGGTTCTTTTTTCTTTCCACTCGTACGCTTTCGCGTATAATGTGTGTACCATTCGTGGTGCTGGATAGTCCACCCACGACTTTGGAAGAATATGACATTAGCATTTAGCTCAAAACACCCTCACGTCCCCAATCCCAAGAGTGATCCGAACGCAAGTCGTTGGATAGCCTCTCTGTCAGACGGAACCACCGTCTTTGAAGACCTCACGCCCGGTGCTATATCTGCGTGGATGCGTCTTAGGGATTACATCGAGGTCCACAAGCTCAAGGTCACGAACCTGAGACTTGAGGCGTATGGCCGCAATGTTGTACTGGTTCCGTATAAAGACGGAGAAGGGAACGCTCAGGTTAATGGCTACTGGCACAGTAAGCAGATCAATGCCCTACTACACACGAGCGGCGTAACCGAAACAGAGTGTCGTGGTATTGGTATTTTGAAGGGAAAAGAAATCTGGATCACCTGGGTACAAGAACAGGGGACAACCAGACAAGAAGTTAGAGAATACAAGTCTGGCGACAAAGCGGTCATTGTCAATGATCCCTCGGTATGAAGTACCCTTCTCTTACTACTCCGGACGTTGAGCACGACGGGGCCAACCTACTCGCAGAATTCATTTGGTTGAATCGCGACATTCGTGCTGACATTTACCCGTGGCGAGGTCATAATGGTAAGGAGTGGGGACGGCTAGTTGCTGCTTTGAAAAAACTAATGGGGGATTCCTATGGTTTATCAGCAGGACAACTGGCCTTTTACATTTGGAAATGTAAGCCGCACCACATCAGCCCACAGCAGTTCGCCAAGATGGCAGTTGTTGCCCGTCAGCTTTTCGAGTCATACGACTTGGAGCAAGTATCACGATTCTACACAGACTGGCAAAAGGAACTCGCCTCGTCCGGTCTTGAAAAAGTTAAGTACAAAGAAGCAAAACCGAAAACACTGTTTTCATTTTTGAGAGAACTAGAGAATGGCAAAGCGTAAGAAACCTGGACTGAACATTGATATCGAGGAGCAGACGACTCCCACCTTTGGCTTTTTCAAGCAGGAGGTAGAACAAGATGGCGTACAAGCCATGTCGGCAGAGGAGGTTGGTGATCCCAATCCTAATCGTAGTGGGTCATATAACTTAGACTACGATTTAGCTGTGCCATTTCCTGAGGGGCGTATCACCGAGATCTTCGGTGCAGAGGGAACCTGCAAGACAACGTTGTCACTAGAGGTAGCTGGTCGTGCTATCCAGGCTGGCAAGACTGTACTATATGTCAACATGGAGAGAAACCTGAACCTATCTCTTATGCGGACGGTTCGAACGCTTCGTCCCTATCTTGATATTGCCGTTGAGCACGCAACAGCCCTGGCCGCTGGCAAGAAGTCTCCGCATCCCGAATGTCCCCTATGGATCGTCAATGCTTCCAATGGTGAGCAGGCTTTTGAAGCAATGCGTAAGTTTGCCGGTATGGTTCCTAACGGAGTGGCCATCCTAGACTCTATCGACGCCGCTCAACCGCAGTCAGTGATGGCTGGAGAGATCGGTGACTCTACCGTGGGCAAGCTGGCCAAGCTCATGTCTGATGCCATGCGTAAGCTCATCGGTGTGTCTGAGCAAAACAAGGTCGCCCTCGTGTTCGTCAATCAGATCCGCGATAAGATCACCATGTATGGTGACCCTACGGATACCCCTGGCGGCTATGCTCTTAAGTTCTATGCTTCGCAGCGTATCCGACTCTTCACGCCCCGCAAGACCGATTGGATCCTGGACTCTGACAAGGAGCGTATCGGCAGCCTAATCAGATACAAGGTAATCAAAAACAAGGTAGCCCCCGATGGTAACGAAGGTGTGTTCCCTATCCTTTTCAAGAACGGTATTTTCCGCGAGCAGGAACTTGTGACTCAGGCGTGCAACTTTGGTGTCCTGCGTATGGGTGGCAAAGGTGGCAAGCAAGTCTTCCTGCCTAAGATCGACCGTGACACTGGTGAGTACATTATGGATGGCGAGGAAATCGCCTCCACTTGTATGAGTCAGTTCAATGCTGCTCGCAGACTCTTGATGGACAGTGTACTATTCAACAAGCTGGACGCAGAAGTACAAAGCTTATTCATTCCTGGTGGACATGATCCCATTGAAGATCTAGTAGATGAAATTCAAGACGCTTAATGGCCGCGAGATTCGTATGGAGATTCTACCCGAAAGGTATCCCGTACGGACACGCGAACAGTGCAAGTCGGCTGGGCAGTACATGCTCGGTCGCTTGCTACGTAGCATCTATGGTTTTCACGCATTGATTTTGGAAGAGTTTCCTCTACCGGAAGAACGACTTTACTTAGATTTTTTCATGCCGCATAACAAACTGGGCTTTGAGTATCAAGGCATACAACACGATAAGTTTGTTAAGCTATTCCACAGTGACAAGAAAGGGTTTGAAAAATCTAAGGCACGAGACGCCAGAAAGAGACTCTGGTGCGAGACAAACGAAATTACATTAATCGAAGTACGTGGTAACGTGTCTGTCGAAGAACTACAAAAACTAATCGAAGAAGCACGAAATGAGTAACGTTGCAGCAGAGAAGATATTCCTAGCAGGAGTTGTACAGCATCCAGACAAGCTGTTTGAGTTTGTTGAATATCTTGGAGAGGAAGACTTTCAACATACGGCTACCCGTATGACCTTTGAGGCACTACGGTCTCTGGTTATTGATAAGGAGGCTCAGAAGGTCACGAAGGCTAAGCTTGTGGCGGAAGCCAAAGCATTGGGTCATCACAACTATCTATCGGCCACAAGGAACGGCGAATGGCTTGATGAACTGATTGCCGAAGAAGTAAGTATCGGTGAGGTTGATAATCACTTTCTTGAAGTCAAGAGACAATCGCTAAAGGATCAATACACCCAAGCGTTTGTTGAGCAGAGAGACTATCTGGCATCAACCAACGATTCGTTGTCAGTGATGATCGGTAAGGTTGAAAATGCCATCATCAGTAAGGTCAATATTATCGACAAGGGTGAGCATGCCATTGAAGATATTCGTGAAGGATTTGAAGAGTTCATCAACACGCTCGCTGATGATCCTGGACACATGGGGCTTGACCTAGGTTATCCCCTATGGCAAGAGTCTATCGGTCAACTGAGAAACGGCTCTATGACATTCTTGGTTGGCACTACTGGTAGTGGTAAATCTCAATTCGGCATGCGTGCCGCTGTCACTGCTGCACGTAAGGGGTTACCAGTTCTTTATCTTGATAGCGAGCTAAGTAAGCAAGATCAATGGGTACGTATTGCGGCCATGATTGCTAGGGTTCCATCACAGTACATTGAAACTGGCTTCTGGCGTATGTCAGAAAAAGAGTTGATTGAAAACAACGTCACGGATGTTAAGATCCGTGACGAGATTATGGCACACGGTCGTAAGCTCAAGGAGCCTCGTCTGTGGGAAGCTGTTGAGAAAATGCCCATCTTCTATCAGTCGATCAGTGGCTTGAGTGTTCCTGATGTACTGCCGCACATCAGGAGGTGGCTACTCACTCACGTCAAGCCTGATCGTGATACCCGCGTGCCGCAGTGCTTGATCGTGTATGACTATATCAAGCTGGCCATGACTAACGAGATTAGTCGTGGTGTTCTACAAGAATGGCAACAGAACGGCTTGCACATTGCTGCGTTGCACGACTTTATCAACAAGTACAATGTACCGCTTCTTGGGTTTGGTCAAACTAACAACGAACTAATCTCTGGCATTAAAGCTGTTGCTGGTGGAAAGCGTATCAGTGAGAACGTAGATTCTGTTAGTTACCTTAAAAGAAAGACCGATGCCGAACGAGCTAACGATGGTAGCGGAACTCATATGATGGAGAACTTCAAGTCTCGATTTGGTAAAGGGCTATGGGGCAGCTACATCAATTACAACGCAGACCTTAGCTGTGGTTATTTCGAAGAACTGGAGATTGGTCACGTAACACCTCCCCAACAAGACAGCGACGACGATGACGACGACGAATGAAAAGAAGCAAACGATTCGTAATCATGCGAACCGTAACATTGCTTATCTATTAGACAGACTAGAGATCGAGTTTGATGATCGTGGAGACGGTCTTATTCAATCCACATGTCAGTGCATGCAACACGGTGGAGATCGTGATAACGTGACAGCGTGGAGTTGGCGAACAGACCTTGGCAAATGGGTTTGTTGGACGCATCATTGTGAGGAGAGTCGTGGTAACGATATCTTTGGCCTAGTGAGCAGCGTTAAGGGTATCAATTTCCGTGAGACCGTTGAATGGATTACCACGCAACTTGAGAATAAGAACGTAGATCTTGATGAAGCTATATCTGATCCAGTCAATATTCATCGTGGTAACAAGTTACACATTCATGAGCCACTAAAAGAGGACAACCTAAAGTTCCTCATGCCGGATCCTCAGTATCTATTGAATCGCGATTTTAGCCTGGAGTCGCTACGCAAGTATGAGGTTGGTCTTTGGAGTCGTCTTGGCACATACATGCATGATCGTGTCGTGTTTCCTGTTAGAGATCACGAAGGTCATCTGATTGGGTATACAGGACGTACCGTTCACACTCCTGAGTATTTCAAGAAACGTGATCTCAAGTATATGAAATGGGTACATGGTCGTCATTACAACAGATGGCCTCAGCGTGGAGACTTGTTTACTAGTTCCATTCTGTACAACCTACATAATGCTAAACGATACTTGGGTATGAGTAAAAAGCTTATCCTGGTTGAAGGACCGTTGGACGGCATGAAGCTGGACGAAGCGGGAATCCACAACTGGGTTGCTACACTTGGCACTAGTTTTTGCCATGCTCACAGAACACTGCTAATCAAGTATGGCGTTACGGATCTGTATGTTGCATACGATAACGATGATCCTGCTAAATACAAGAGTGGAGAAAGCCCCGGTGAAAAAGGATGGGAACGCATGGAGCGTATCGTTGGTGACCTTTTTCAATTGCATAGGATTCTCCTGCCACACGATAAAGACTGTGGCGATCTAAGTACAACTTTACTTCAAGAAATTTTCGAAGGTATCTCATGCTAAAACTCAAATCTATTTCACCCTCACGTATCAAGACTTTTGATATGTGTAAGTTCAAGTATTGGCTAACATACAATACTGATCTTGCACTCAAGACCAACTGGGGTGCTTGTCATGGTTCTCTTATCCATGATGTTTTGGAGCAGTACTCTAATGGTAACGATCTAGACTGGGTAGCCAGACTGTATCGTGGTTATGGCGGCGTACTTGAGACGCTAGACCGATATCAACAGCCAGAGGTCATGGAGAGTCCGCTGGTGTGGGCTAAAGAAAAAGACTACGCCAATAAGAGGCCACTATGTGATACATGTCCTTATGCTTCAAAAGAAGATAACACATGTAGTATTTCGCAAAAGCCTTTAGACGCATTGCCAGGTTGTCCCCGTGATCTGTTTGATGGGTCAATCAAGATGTGTGAAACACAGATTGAGCGTTACGAAGACGTGTGGGATAAGACTCTGCGTGACGAAGAAGGTAACCTGATTGGCTGCGAATATGGTTATCGAATCAATATCCCTGGAACAGACGTGCCGATTATCGGTTACATGGACCTTGTGATCGAAGAAGACCCCGATACCATTCATGTGATCGATTACAAGACTGGCACCTGGACGCAGGACTATCTGCAATGCAGAGAAGACATTCAGGTGAAGATGTATTCCCTTGCGTGTCGTCGTGAATTCATTGATGATATTAGCGGTAAGGGATTCAAGTACAAGAACGTTATTCTGACCTTTGATTACTTCACTAAGAATCCCATTACTGTGGCATTCACGGAAGAAGAAGACTTGGCGACAGAAGAGTGGGTATTGAAGAAGATTGAAGAGATTCAATCGACAGCTTGGATCGAACGTATTGTCAGAGACAATAGTGATTTCGATAAAAGATGGGCTTGGAAGTGTCGTTCGTTATGCGACACTGGCGTTTGTTCTAGTGAGTGGAATGGTAGGTTTAAAACAGAATGAGAGCACGTATTGGTAAAGACTGGATTGACGCATATTTCGACTATGGCGTAGATCGTACTAACAGACGTATCTTTATGTTTGATGGTGTTGATGAAACATCTATTGGTACGGTCATCAAGGGCCTGTATTACATGAACGCAGAGTCCAAAGAGAAGCCCATTGAGTTATTCATTGGCTCGTTTGGTGGCAGTGAGTATGAAATGTACGCACTATATGATGTGATTGGTACCCTAGAGGCTCCAGTCCATATTACCGCTATTGGTAAATGTATGAGTGCTGCACCACTACTGGTTGCTCGTGGCGAGCCGGGACATAGGTATGCTACTCCGAACACTTGGTTCATGGTTCATCAGTCGTGGGATGATTTTGGTCAAAAGCGTACCGATGAACTCAAAAAGGACATCGTTCACTACGAGGCTATGGCAAAGAGTTGGTATGCCCTCATGGAAAAACACACCAATCAAAAGGCTGCATTCTGGAAGAAGCATTGCGAACAGGTTGGCGACAAATACTTTAGTGCTGAGCAGGCCCTAGAGTGGGGAATCATTGATCACATTTGGGATCAAAAAGACGGAGAAGAGTAATGGTTAAACATATTGTAGTAGTAGGCTGTTGGGACAAGGGGCATACAACAGAGCTACTGATGACTAAAAAGCAAGAGGAAACTCTTTGCAGAAAGATCGAGAAGATGAAAGCGGTTTGCCCCGTGTGTCGTGACGAGGGCGTGGGCAATCAAGCAATTGCAATCCTGCGTGGTGAAACGCGAATCACGGTAGACAAATCATATCAATGTCGCCATGGTCACATGACGAACGTAGGAGCGTTCACCAATGGTATGTTACATGTTAAGTCTGGTCCAGAGAGAAGTGATTTCGAGAACATCGAAGGAACTATCGAAGAACTAGAGGAACTGGTTGACAAAAAGACGATTTCATGTCATCATGTAGATGAGAAAGGCCAGCAGTGCGGCTGTAAACTCAAACCGATGGACGACTTACAACTAGAGTATCCGGTAGCTGCTGGTATCAAGACAAGAACTAGAGTTGGAGACCTTTGGGATAAAGCGGGCGTGAACCCCGTACGTACCGGCGGCTACGACAAAGATGGCAACTACAACAAGGGCACTGGAGAAGACGGCAACAAAGCACGCCTAGAGGCTATGCGAAGATTGAACGCAAAAAATAGCAAGTCTCCTGGCAAACGCATCACCAAGCCTACTAATAAGGTTTACAATCGAAGATCCAAATGACATTCACACACCTGAACGTACACTCTAAAGCCTCTATGCTGTACGGTTCTGCTGACATCAAAAAGATTGTCGCCAGAGCTAAGGAGCTAGGACAGCCCGCCGTAGCACTTACAGACTATTCGAACGTCTTTGAAACGGTAAACTTCTGTCGTGAGGCAGAGGCGGCTGGAGTCAAGCCCATTCTTGGGGTTGACCTGTATTTTTGCGAGGACGCAGAGCAGCTTAGAATTCAGAAGGTACGTCAGGTGTCTCACATTGTTCTACTGGCCGAGAACGAAACCGGCTGGAAGAACATCACGCGGCTGCTATCGCACGCCAACAGTCCGGATTATTTCTTCTACAGTCCCCGTATTGACTTTTCTCTTTTAGAGCAATACAGCGAAGGTGTAATCTGTCTTACGGGCAGTAGTCTTGACGGTGTTATTCCTTCTCAGTTGTACGATAAGGTAGACGAGGACGGCGAAGTATACGATAGTGCTGCTCTGTTTAAGGCAGAAGGTTTGATTCGTCGTTTCCTTAAGATTTTTGATAAGGATCACTTATTCCTAGAGGTACAAGATACTGGTGTTGCAGAGCAGAAGCAGATCAATACGAGGCTTCGTAGCATTGGTACTAAGTATGGTTTACGTACAGTAGCCACTAACAACGTTCATTACGTTGAGCAGCATGATGCTGAGGCACACAAGACCTTATTGGAAATGAGTGCTAACAAGTATAGTCGTGCTACGTACTCGGATTTTACTGCTGAGGAGTACTACCTTAAGAGTCGTGACGAAATGGCCGAGCTTGATCTTCTAGACAGTGAGCTTGATCTTGCTTGTGAGATTGCTGATCGCTGTAACGTTAATCTTGATATCAAGAAACGTCGTTTACCTCAGTACAAGTTTATTCCCGAGGGCAAAACGTCTAACGAATATCTTCGTGAGATTGCCCGTGAGGGACTGAGCAAACTATCGCAACGCGATATTACCGGCGAGTCTTATCATGACCGACTGGAAAGAGAGCTTACGGACATTGAAGAAATGGGGTTTGCGGACTACTTCCTCATCGTCCACGATGTCATGTCCTGGGTGCATAGTCAAAATATCTTGGTTGGTCGTGGACGTGGTAGTGCGGGTGGTAGCCTTGTTAGTTATGCTCTTGGTATTACTGAGATTGATCCTCTTGAGTATGGTCTCATTTGGGAGCGGTTCCTCAATAAAGGTCGCGGAGGTTTGCCTGATATTGATACTGACGTTCCCCGTTCGAAGCGACAGAAAGTGCTTGAGTATATCCGAGAACGGTTCGGTGCAGGTAATGTCGCACAGCTAGTCACGCTTGGTGGTCTTCAAGCTAAAGCTATTCTGAAAGAGGTTTTCAAGGTTTATGATATGCCTTTTGATGAGGCTAACAAGATTACAGCCTTGGTGCCTGCCAAGAATGACGATCACGGAGCCATCAGTCTACAAGAAGCCATCGATGCCGTACCTGAACTTAAGGAGTATTACGACAAGTATACACCTTGGTTTAAGATTGCCTTAGCACTTGAGGGCTGTTACAAGTCAACAGGGATCCACGCGGCTGCGGTCGTGATCTCTGACGTTCCATTTGACGATAGTCCATATCCTCTTGCACGGTCGAAGGATGGAAGCCTACTCTTCGGATGGGACATGAACACTGTAGATTCTTTGAGTCTGCTCAAGCTCGATATCCTTGGATTGACCACGCTGGATGATATCCAAGTAACCATGGAGCTTGTCAAAGAGCGTCATGACGTTGAGCTTTCGCGAGAAGCTATGCCGCTAGATGACCCGGTTACCATGGCCATGATCGGTCAAGGCTTTACCGTGGGCGTTTTCCAGATTGAAAAACAACTTGGTCGTACCTGGAGTAAGAACCTACAGCCTGAGTCTATTGAAGAAATCTCTGACTTGGTTAGTATCATTCGACCTGGCCCTATGGAGAGTAACATGCACACGGCTTACCGTAGTGTGAAGAACAAAGGGGAAGACCCGGAGTATATTCATCCTATGCTTGAGCCGATTATGTCACCGACATACTCCGCACTTTTGTACCAAGAGCAGGTTATCTATATCTGTCAGCAACTTGCCTGCATGAATTCGATTGATGCCGACATGGTTCGTAAGGCGATGGGTAAGAAAAAGCCTGAGGAAATGGCTAAGTGGCAAGAAGTATTCGTTTCTGGTTGTGCTCAGAATAACATTGAT